AGCCGATGACTTGCTCATCCGATATTTCCCATTCTTCGGAATCGGCGTACCACCACCCCTCGTCACCCCGGTCTGCTAACGCATAACCTCTTCCGAAGTTGAGTTTTACTAACACAACCTTTTCAATAGGCGGCAACTCCTCTTTCGGGTCATGCCAACGGGTCAACTCCTCACGCTCGGATTTTGCCCCAGCAAGATATGCCTGTATCAAATCCTCGCAGTAAATATCCTGTTCGTCGCTTGTGTCCATGTACAGCGACATTCCATTCCGGGCATACTCCCGGGCTTTCTCAAGCGTTCCCATGTTTCAAGTTCTTTAAAGTCTTTCAAACTGTTTAAAGTTTTTTCGCATACTTGGCAAGAAAACGGCCGGCTCGATGGTAGCCTGTATCAACTTTGAGCGTCGCATCGCAACCCACGCGGCCATATCCCCAAACAGTTCCGTGGGTCCATCCCGATTTTGATTCCACAAGGCTACCAATCGGAAAATCTTTTTTGACCTGCTCCAAATTTTCAGCATACACCTGATCCTCGTATATTTCGACGATCTTTTTGGCGGCGCAATATTGCTCTTTCGTTATCATATTTATTTCAGTTTTGCGAGATTTTGCGAGAATCTCGCTATTTCACCAAATCCACTTTTTATCGCCGAAACACTTTCGAATAACGTTATCTCTGTCATCATCGGACGACATCCTCCATTTCCATCTGTCAACAATGATATTCCCGACATATTCTCCCGTATTCTTATAAACCGACACAACTATATCGTTGCTGCCAGCTAAAGGTTCTGTAATATAGTAAGCCATCTCATTGCTATTTTACAAGTTCGAATTCGTACACCACGACCCACGGATTCGATGCCCACGTTCCGCGACCGGAAACCTTGTCGATCAGCGCGGCGAAAGCCTCACGATGATTGTCAAAATAAAACCCTTCTTCCCGGTGCACATCCTCGAAATAAAACTTGTTGATTTTGGGAATATACCTGACGCCCTCCTTCAGGCAATCGGCATCCTGAATATCCTGCAACCGCTCGCACTTGATTCCGGTGATGCGGATTCGGTGAGGCATCAAATCTGCTCTGACAAACATTTTATTGTCCCATCCAGCACCTTCTGGAATTGGCCTCGTATTGTCTAAAATATTGTAGAATGAACTGTAATTTTGCGCCACGGAAACGATCTCGCCGACCTTGTAGCGGGTATACTTCGAGAGCCTGACATCAATAAAATCCCCGTATTCGTTTTCATAAACCAAGGTGTTGCCCCTCGTGTCCCACGTAAGGCCGAAAAATTCATCAGGAATCAGCCGCCTCGTCATAGTCTTTCGGCCCTCGATCACCGCCTGCGTCAAGCCGTAGCGGTCGTTAAACATGATTTTCTGCATAGCTATTTCTCTTTGAAATGTTCAATAATCTCCTCGGCCGTAGCCTTGCGGCAAACAAGAGAATAATCAAGGTTTGTATTTCGATTTTTGTGCAAACAATACGAACTTCCGGCTAACTCGGTAACAAAATACTGTTCGTTGTCGTTCTCGTCGTTCATAGCCGCCAGCGCCTTGAACAGCTCGATGTTTTCGCCACAGTCAATAAATGCTGGTGATTTGGGTGTCTTAGCCCAAATACCAACATAACCATCCAAATCAGGATCGTAAGGTTCCGTAACTATTACCCAGTCTTTATGATCATCGCTTGATGTGACGGCAGGAGATACATACCGGCCTATACTCGACAGCCACACAGCCAGTTCTTTCCGCTTCTCCGCATCCTCGACGCGGACAAAGCACGGGGTGGTGAATTTCATCCTATTCTTGTCGTTTTAGATTGTTTGTCCTGTTGATCTCCGCGGCAATAGCCTCGACGGTCTTGCCCCGGCCTCGGCCATTGCGGCGCACTCGCTCTATCTTCTGAAACCGACGAATAACTCCAGTAGGTTGAAGGTATTCGTCAAGACCCGAATAGGCGACAACCTCATTGAGCCATTCTCTAACGTCGAACCCATTCGGCGGTCCTTGCCAAATACCATCAATCAAAAAGTTTTTCATTCCTCGGTCATGTTTTGGACAAAAAGTAGTTTTGTCGCACATTTGTCGGGGTCTAATGCGCAGGCCCCCGTTTCATAGCATGCACATTCGCTGCAATACGCTTTAATCGCTTTCTCACGCATTCGCATCTCGGCATCCTGCTCGGCAAGTTCGATAGCGGTAGACACATCCCATCTTGACACGACCAACTCGCGCCCTCCGAATCTTTCAGCATACTCTTGTGCCGTACACGTGGCATGTGTAATGTATTCCTTTGCATTTTCGCTTTTCATGGCTCAATCGTTTTCATCGTTATCGTCATCGGGATAGCTCACATCCTCATAGTTCACGCAGAAGTCGAAGCCCGGATCATTGTCGAATACGCCTTTGGTTTGGCATTCTTCGTATTTTCGGCAGTTGTAGCAATGACATTCGTTTATTAGTCTGTTGGTCTTCATTTTTCTCTTTCCTTTTAGCTCCGCAACGCGGCGGAGGATAAAGTTCTCTCGGTATGCCATATACATCCGGTAATTCCATCATTCAACAAATTCCGAAAAATGAATCGGATGTATCATGCGTATTGGAGCTAACTTCTTGTCAGCCTCCCGCCGCAGTCGTTTCGGTAGGCGTGTTTTCATCGTTTAATCAACTTTGCATGTAAACCATCAATCTCATACTCCCGGTAGCATTTATCGCAGATGATTGGCCCATCCTCATAAACCGGGCATTCCAAATCTTCCCAAACGTCAGTATAATTAATGCCCCTCGCCTGAATATCATTTCCGCAAATGCACCTGAACTCACAGACGACTTTATACTTAATATCTTCCACATGAATGTATACATCCAACCGGCCATCATTGGCATCCTTTTCCCGTTGTGTACGTTCGCGCTCGATCTTCTGCAAAAGCGCGATTTGTTTGGGATTGCCGATTTCAGGTTTTATATCCCCGAGCATAAACTTGCCATCCACGAGACGCAACGGCTGCTCAATGCTTGTTACCTGATCTTTCATCTCTTGTAATTTTTAAATTCAACACTCTTAAAAATAGCCTTGTGATTGCACCAACGAGCCAATCGTTTCTGCTCATTCGTCGGTTTGATGTTATTATCGAAATCCCGGTAAGGCTGGGCAAACGGGCAGACTTTCAGCTTGCGTAGGGCGTTGATCCGCTCCAATGATTCATCGACATCTTGAATCAGACAGTAGACGAAAATGCGATATGGCTTGATGCCTCGGCGCCCCAACTCTTTGACACACTTTGTAACCGCCTCCAGTTGGGACATACGGTCGCAGGCGAACCGAATATGCCGAATCCATTTCACCCGTGCCAGCAGGTCGAGGATGTAGAGATCATCGCACGCCCTCCGGGCATCCAGCCCTTGATTGAAATCGACTGCGATCCCCATGCGGACAATCTCCTCGATCTGTTCCAATCCGAACTCCGACGCCAGCACGTTGTTGTCGAGCAACACGGCCTGACGCTTGTCGCCGAGGAACTCCCGGAGCGGGGATGCCGGTCGGATGGCTCCCTCCTTGTGCGAAACGATGCACCACGGGCAGCGGTTCGGGCAACCACGGGTCAGGAAACCATAGGCTTCCCTGACGCCATAGAGCGAGTAATCCGGGCAGATGTGTTCCACCTCTTCCGGCAGCACCGTCGCATAGTCCCGGAATCCCGTTCCGCCCCGGATTACCTCGCAATGGTAGATGTCCGGACAATCGGCCGTGAAGGTGAAGACCTTCGACATGTAAACCCGGTCGTAGCACCCGAACATCGGGTCTGCGAACTCCACTCGGTCGCCCTGCGCCTTATGCCACGCCGATATTTTCATCAGCGCGAGATTCGGGAAATGATGCCCGTCTATGTCAACCAAACCTATTCGCATAGTCCGTATTTCAACATATTCCTGAATATCCCCATCATCGGAGCCTTTACGATACTGTTCCCGGCCAGCTTGTATTGCTGCGTATCGCTGATTCCCACAGCTTGTATCTTGTCGATGTCGCCGTCCGAAACATCCATCAGCCGCAAACATTCTCGGGGCGTAAGGCGGCGGATGCAGCCTGCATAGTCCAGCAAATTGTTCTGCTCCCACGCACTTCCTGTAATCGTTCCGGGAATATCCGCTTCGCCGCCTTTGTTGAAGCCGCGTCCCCGCATCAGGATTTTTGGTTCGAGGCCGCCGCCCGATTTCGTCGTTATCGTCGGGCTGATGCCGGTCGGATCGTATACCCGGTATTGCTGTCGGTTCCAGTCCGTTTCCTTTGTCGCACCGATCTGAATAGACTTGTCGGATATGAAAGTACCAGTCCAATTTGCGCAACCTTTCGCTGTTAAACACATCGCCACTTCACCGTTGATAGCCGTATATTTCCCTAACTTCTTTTTGACGTAATTTATCCCGCGCTCGTTCAAAAAATACTTCTCGTCTACCTCCAGCTCCAGCACATCTTTCAGCCGCTTTTCCAACCGAACCGGATGCGGAAACTCATACCAGCATCCGTTAAGAATGGAGAGCATAAACACACGTTCCCGGTTCTGCGGCACGCCGTAGTCTTTGGCGTTGAGTATTTCCGTGTAATTGACATAATCGAGCGAGCGAAGCCACGATTCCCATTTGAGAAACAGCGGACGGTATTTATCCGACACGAGGGCTTTCACATTCTCCATCAGCAGGAATTTAGGACGCTTGGCCGCGATCGGCCGACGGCATTCCCATAACAGAGATGACCGGGTACCCGAATCTTCTTCGAAGCCCTTCTGTTCTCCAGCACTACTGATGTCGGTACACGGAAACGAGTAGGTGAACAGGTCGAAGTCCGGAACGGCGTTCCAATCGATTTTCGTGATGTCGCCGTAATTTCGGTCTGCCAACTCCGGAAATACTGCATTATGGGCTTTGATCGCCCATCTGTCGATCTCCGACCAGCCTACGCACTCGTAATTCGCACCTATGTCCCGGAGGGCCATAAGTTGGCTGTCATAGCCGGAAAAACTTGTGAATACTCGTAATTTCATGGTCATTCGCATAACAACTCGTAATAGCTCGCCGCAAGGCTGTCTTTTCCGCCCGAAAAGGTGACGATGACTTTCATAACGTCCTCCGTTAATACTCCACGGCCGCCCGGCGGTCGATGAAGAAGTGGATACCCGGAGCGCATTCGTTCCAGCGGTCACCGTCAAAGTCGGAGACCTCGACGGTAGCGCCGACCGTATACACGAAGTTCGCATCATGGGTCGAATGAATTGTCTCGATGTCGGCTTTAGTTCCATCAGCATTCTGAATCTCCACCACATAGGCTTTGTCGCAGCGACATTTTTCGCCTCCGGCAGAGCTGCGGCGGGCATCCTCCGGGATTTGCAGCTTCACGATATATTCCGAAGCCTTCTTCCAGCCGATAAAACTGCCATCGGTGGGGCAAGCCATGTATGTACCTATGGCTTCGCGCAGGTCGGCTCCGTACAGGTTGGCTTCGCGCAGGTTGGCTCCGTACAGGTTGGCTCCGTACAGGACGGCTCCGCGCAGGTCGGCTCCGTACAGGTCGGCTCCGTACAGGTCGGCTCCGCGCAGGTTGGCTCCGTACAGGACGGCTCCGCGCAGGTTGGCTCCGCCTTTCAAGGCCTCCGTTACCGTTTTGGCAAGCGTATTGTCAACGCTCGAATACTCGAAAAGGATAGAACCTGTCCAGCGGTTCTTGATCGATATTTTAATCTCTTTGTTCATGGTTGCAAAAGTCAAAGTTGAATTTCCCGTATTATAGTCAACTTACCAGAGTAACCTCTGGCTTTTAACTCCTCAATGAGTTCGCGAGGTTGAAACCTTGCTAATTCCGGATTACCCCCCCCGTAATCTTCATTTGCTTATTACTCCTGCGTGTTTTTGCGCACGATTTGCAGATATTGGCATAACCATCGGAGGACAGTGCCGTTCGCCTAAAGTGATCCAGCGTGTAATTACTTCCGCAGACCGTACATTTTTTAACCGTGTTATTCATGTTGTTTGGTTTATTTAGTGCAAAGCATCAGATCGTTATCATGCGGCTGCTCCAACTTTGTCGCACGACCTTTCGGCGTCCATGTCGCCACGAAATCGTAAGCCGGAAAATGAATCACTCCGACAATCGGATAGGCCGGAAACCGCCGGCAGAAGGTGTACACCGTTGCAGGATAGCCAGCGCGTGTTGTCAGAGCTGCCCCGGCCTTCGCCTTTTCAAAATCGAAATCTTCCGTCTTTTTCATGTCGTACTGCTTTATGCCGTCGTAATTGCCCGGGCTGCATTGTAATACTCCTTGCTACTGCGGTCGATGTTGCCGTTGCGCATACTGACATCGTACACCGACCCGGACAATACGGCGTGCCGGCGCCGGGTCCAAAAGTGATAATCGCCGATCAACTGCTGCCCGGCCGCCTTCAGCGCATCGTTAATCTCGGCCCGGTGTTCGCACAACACGAGTGCCTGTTCGAGTGTCGGCAGTGTCCCTGCCTGATCCCGGCACCAGCGCACCGCGGGTTCATATTGGAGCGATCCCTGCTCGGAATACCCGACCATGAACCGCTGGTAGCCGGCTTCGATGTAGATGCCCTTCGGCCGCAGTTCGAAAGAAAATTCCATGTATTTCATGTCAGTTTTTGTTTTGCGCTTCCCGTTCTTTCCTCACAAAATCCGACTTTAACCATTGGCGAAGCGTGGAATAGAAAGAGTTGTATTTTGTTTCGATGCCCTTTGTGTTCGCCATCCGCTCGATCACCCGGCTGATGTCCTTGTCCGGGCCGCCGTAGTCTTCGATAATCTTCCGGGCCTGCCATGCAATCAGCGGCGCATCGAACTTGCGCTGGAGCGCCGGATAGTAAAGCCAGAGCCATGCAAGCAGTTTGTATTCGTCGGGGAGCATTGCGCTTTCCTCGGAATCGAAAAATCCCCGATCCAGCAACTCCTTGAAGCAGGCGAAAGCCGCCTCGCGAGTATCCGCACGCGCGCACGCGTTTTTAAAGTCTCTTAACAACTGTGTGTGTGGTATTTCTTTCTTTTCTTTCTTATCTTTCTTACTATCCTTCTTTCTATAAGAAGTATATGTCCCGCTCACCGCGTCACCCTCTGTCCCGCCTACCGCGTCACCCTCTGTCCCGGTTGCTGTCCCGGTTTCCGAATCGTTACATTCGCAATATTCACGTATAGAATCACTTGCGCATTTTTCATCTGTCCCGGTTGCTGTCCCGGTTGCTGTCCCGCCTACTGCATCACCCTCTGTCCCGGTTGCTGTCCCGCCGCCGGATACTGTCCCACACATCGTTGGAACATCTTCATAATTATACGATTCACAAACAGTTACAATTAAATATGCTGTCCCGGAAACCATATTTATATCTATGCGCAGATCATCCCGCTTTTCATCCCGCATTTTTTTCAGGAACCGATCCACGGACGATTTGCTCCACCCCCAAAGAGCCGCAAGGCTTCGTATGGAAACAACCATCTGTCCGCGCCGAAGCAGAACATCCACCCCGCGAACATGCATTAACCGCCCGTCGGTATAGGCCGCCTGTTCATAGAGCGACATCATCGCCTCGAAACGGGAAAAACGGCGTTTTTTTGCCCATTCCTCGGACTCAAACACACTCCTCGGCACTTTGACATATCCACGTTTTACCATCTTAAAAAGTCTGTTCCTATGTGATCGACATTCCGGGCATATTCGCCCTTCAATCCATTCCGGCATTCTCCGGATTTGGCCTTATTACCCACGTTTCAAATAGGATTTTTCTTTTTTCAATTTGGAAAAATCCAGCGTCAACACCGTACTCGCACGAAACAGCAATTTTGCATCCGTCGAGTTGGGGTGCAGTTCGATCAATCCCCTGCTGGCATAATCCCTGACCCGGGCAGTCGATACTCCGTGAAGTCTCGCCACCTCTTCGGTAGTTAATGCCACAGCATAGAAGCGCGAGGCATCTACGCAACTCGTCTCCTTGTCTTGGAGGATTGCCATCAACTGTTCGCATTTCGCTTCAAGCCGGGATACATGGCTGAAAATAGCCGCTGCATTCATTTCCGTATCCGATCCTCCTGCAATCGGTCTACTCCGTTCAGTCATTTTATTTGATCCTTCTGATATGAATATACCCTTCTTCATCCACGCTCGTCGTGAACTGCATCTCCGTATTAGTCTGGTAGCGGAAAATAGCCCCTCGTATCGTCGAAAGCGTCGTCGTCGAAAGCGCGGGATACTTCTTTTCATCTCCGGGCTCGAAGGTTTTCAGCACGTCACGCCACGTGAACGGAATCATGCCTATTTCTACCTCCTTGTTCATCTGATTCGTCTCCATGTCCTATTTTGTTACTGAATTATTTCCCCGTCATTGGGCTGTGTCGTGCGTTCGCCAGGAATGCGAATCACGGAAATACCATCGGGACGGATGCTGATTCTCGGATCTGTTGCCCTTAAATGCAGCATCATCCGCCCCACAGCCGACCAGGCATTTTCCGCCGGAAGGTCCTGGGCAATGTAACAGATCACCCCATTGGCATCCCTCGCCCACATCCCGACCCGGAATACGGGCAAAGTTTTCCTTACATATCCCATTTCGAAAGGCAAAGCCATAACCGGGGGATTTTTTGCGTTATCCATGATTTTAATTATATTTGGGTACTACATTTGTTAAACATAATGCAAATATATAATATTGCTATTTTATTTGCAAATAAAAATAATATTATTATTTATAATAAATACATATTTATATGTATAACACTGTAAAAGAGAGAATTGCAAAATATTTGAAAGATAGTAAGATTCCTCAATCTGTATTTTGCGAGCGTGTTGGATTGTCTAAAGGCTATTTAGGTGCGATGCGAAAATCCTTTCAGCCCGACACTATAAATAACATTATTATTGAATTCCCAAATTTGAATATTGAATGGCTCTTGACCGGCAAAGGTGAAATGTTAAAGGGAACTCCCTCAACAGATGCCGACATTCTTTCCCTTGCCGGAAAAAATGAATTTCTGATGGCTTATTTGCAAGAAAAGGACCGGAAGATCGAAGAACTTCTCCGAGAAAACGCACGGCTCCAAATGGAATTGGAGAGTGCAAAAAACTCCTCGACAGCTTCCTCAAACGTCAACAGCAAGCATGTCGGATAAGTCGCAATCGACGGAATTTGATCAACGCATTCTCCCGGCGCTTAAATCCGGAATTTACCTGGTGGGCGCATGAATGGGAGCAGGCCGAACTATTTTAATAAAGACCAAATATGACAGCGCTCTCTTTCTTCATCGGCGGTATTATCGCATACGGCGTTTTATCACTCTACTGGAAAGAACGTAGTGTGCGATATAAATTGATTTCAGGCGGAATTTTCTGCCTGCTCATATTTATATCTGCGTTCGTTGCCTCTGCGTACAACATGGCTGCCGTCTGGTATGTTGCAGGATCAATTCCGATCCTGATCGCATTCTTGGCAACGTTTGTCAGTTTACTCATCATGCCTTACTCTCTTCCGGAAGCTACCGCCAATTTTCAGGTCCCCGATTATCTTCACTCAGTAGATCAGTCGGAGTTTATGACCGTTACCTTTGACGGACTTCCGAATGCAAACCATAAAGGAGAGGCGCTATATACGCTCTTGCGCGTACTGTACGTTGTAACCTCTTCCCGCAAAAAGGCGCATGCACTTTTTCCGCAAGTTATAAAAACCGCCGTTTCATTATACGATGCAGGTAGTTACACTCCAAACTCTGTTTTTTTTGGATGTATTCGCGGGGAAATAACAGATCGCATCAGCAGCAATGAAATCAGACATCAGACAAACGCGATTGACTGCGCTGTTAATTTAATTTACGAATCAATTTTATCCGCTCACAAATCAGGTGAACTTACACCTCAAATGCCATAGTATGAAAGACCGATTTTGGAAAATAGTCGCAATTATCGCCATCCTATTATGGACAGCGGCATTATGTGTATGGTATGTTATAAAGACTACACCACCACGATATATTAAGTCGGATTCGCTTGTTATAGATACAAAAGAAAACAAGATTTATAATCCTTATAAAAACAATTGGGAAATATGGAACCCGGCCATAAAGTAGCCTACGCCATACTTATCGGCGGGTTGATGATGTTGAAGATAAACTATGATGATATGGGTGAATGGGACGAGATGCATGATGAAATATCAAGAAACTATTGGTATAACCAAGCAAGATAATGCTTATGATTATCGGAATTATTTATTGGACTATTTTGGGTTGTGAAATCGGGGCTATCGCATTTTTATTAAAACAGGATAAGTGGAAAGTATACCCGTTTTACGCGCTGGTTCTCCTTGCTCTCGGAGCTATCAAAGCTATGAACTGGTCGAACACCTGGTGGATCATGCTTCTTGCCATCCCTGCGGCATTGTTGATTTCGGCCGTCATCATCAGCCAACTTGTCAATCTCGCCCGTAGAATGTCATTAAAAAGCAAATCATAATGGCCCCCACCAAGAAAATCCTTGTCAACGACGTTGAAATCACGATCTCGGAGCAGAAAGACCGTGACGATTACATCTGCCTTACCGATATGGCCCATTTCCGGGATAAGGAGCGGACCAACTACATCATCCAAAACTGGATGCGCCTGCGAAGCACTATTGAATTCCTCGGATTATGGGAACACATCAACAATCCCGATTTCAAAGGCATCGAATTCGATGCCTTTAGAAATTCATCCGGCCTCAACAGTTTTACGCTTACTCCAAAACAATGGATTGAGAAAACCAATGCCATAGGCATCATCTCCAAACCGGGGCGTTATGGGGGTACATACGCCCACAAAGACATCGCTTTCGAGTTCGGCACATGGTTAAGCCCCGCATTCAAACTTTATCTCATCAAGGAATACCAGCGTCTGAAAGAGGCCGAATCCCATCCGATGCTGGGCGAATGGAATGTCAAACGGATATTGAGCAAGGTCAACTATACCCTGCACACCGATGCGGTTAAATCGTTCGTCATTCCGAAAGTCAATGTCGAGCAAGCTCTATATGCCTATGCCGACGAAGCCGACATGCTGAACCTCGCTTTGTGGGGATGCACGGCGAAACAATGGCGCGAAGCCAACCCCACCTATGCGGCACAAGGCATGAATGTCAGGGACACTGCCAGTATCAACGAATTGGTCGTCCTTTCGAACTTGGAATCATTGAATGCCGAGTTGTTGAAACGCGAGGTCAGCAAATCCGATCGGTTCCGTATGCTCTACCGGATCGCCACCGAACAGTTGCACCACCTCAACGCGATCGAGGCGGACAAGAAATTCAAGGCCATAGAACACAACGAGAAAAATCTACTGAAATGACGGGGGCCCATCTGCGCAAAAAAATCCGGGCGAAAGGCTTTACCTTTCAACAGATCGCCGATGCCATCGGGGAGAGCAAACAGAATTTAAGCCAAATTTTATCCACCAATAATATCAAAACCGGAACGTTGGAACGTATCGCCGCTGCTATGGGTGAAAGTGTCTCCTATTTCTATAACGAGCAACCGATCTTTACGTTGGCGGAATATACGGAATACGAATTCCGGAAACGGGAAAACGAACTCCTCCGGCAAATCATCCGGGACAAAGAAGCCTTGATTTCCGAACTTACGAAAGACCGATAACGAGAAACGATCACACCTAACAAAATAGCCCCGAATGAAAGAACCGCAACCCATCCAAAGCAAGATATACGAGATCCGAGGCCAGCGGGTAATGCTGGATCGTGATTTGGCCGAACTCTACCAAGTAACGACAAGCGCATTAAATCAGGCAGTAAAACGTAACAGCAAACGATTCCCTTCCGATTTTATGTTTCAACTTACCAATCAAGAGTTTGCAAACTTGAAATCACAATTTGTGACATCAAGTTGGGGTGGAATCCGTAAAATGCCGTATGCATTTACCGAACAAGGTGTCGCAATGTTATCCGGATTATTGAATAGCGACATAGCCATTAATGCAAATATCGCCATTATGCGGGCTTTTGTAGCAATGCGCAACTACATCACCACCACAACCCAAATCACGGCAGAATTGGCCGAAATTCGGGTGAAATTGGCATTACTGGAACGAGCTGATGCAGACAATGCCGAAGCGGTCAGCGATCTGTCGGAGGATATGCGTCAGGAACTCGATAACATCTACCAAGCAATAGGGGCGCTGTCAGTGAAACTTCCGCAGGCGAAGAAGCCCGGCAATCCGATCGGATTTCATAAAAATAAATCCACAGAAAGCGACAAATAACCCATGATTACCTTCACCATCACCAACAAGAACCGCCCCAAAGCAACGGTCGTGATGCTCATCAGCTTGTACGGAAAGCAGTACAAGAAGAGTATCGGAGTCGGTGTGCCCGTGAAATACTGGAATGCGACCAAGAAGCGGGCGAAGGTGACGGCCGATTTTGACGGGAATCCGATAAACGACGAGATCGACCGGTGGGAGGAAATCGGCAAGAAAGCGGTCAGACATTTCACTGAACTGCGACATTCGCCCACTACCGAAGAATTTTCCTCACAAATAGCAAAATTGTCGGCAATCACGGAGGAAAGCACGGCTGATGATGAAACACACTATTTCTGCGATTATTTCGAATATCGATATATCCCGAGATATAAAGGAGTTCGCGGCATTGATACGCTTAAAATATACCATACGGTCCTTCATAAACTGCGGGAATTTGAGCTACACAAGAGGTACAGATATACGTTCGACAACATCAACATCGACTTTTATAACCAATTCCAGGAGTGGTTCTATTCGCAAGGGTTCTCGCGCAATTATTTCGGGAACGTCGTCAAGGTCATTAAACAGATTTACAAAGAGGCGAAAGTATATGATAAGTTGCATACCGGAAGCGGTACAGAACACCGTGATTTTATAGCCCCGAAGGACACCGCCGACGCCGTTTATCTCACTACCGACGAGCTGGAGAAAATCTATAATTTTCCCATCACGCCCGAAAGCGTACAGAACCCCGACAATCTGATTTCCGGGGATTGGATGGACAAGAAGATCGCCGCGCTGAAACGAGCTCGCGGACTGTTCCTGATCGGATGTTACACGGGCCTGCGAGTGTCTGATTTCTCCCGGTTAAGCGAAGCCCACGTAGGCAAATACATTACCATCAAAACCCAAAAGACCGGAACCCCGGTAATTATTCCGATCCATCCGGTAGTCCGCGATATTATCTCCGGCGGCTTCGACCTAACCGATACGATCAGCGATCAGAAACTCAACGGACAGATCAAAGAATTATGTCGCCTGGCAGGCATTACTGAAGAAGTGATGGTCAATAAAAACGTCGGCGGCCGAAACATCGAAATTGTTACACCTAAATATAAACTCGTATCTTCGCATACGGCCCGACGTTCATTCGCCACGAACGCCTATAAAGCGGGTGTCCCGACCATCGCCATTATGAAGATCACGGGACACACGAAGGAGAGTACGTTTTTGAAATATATCAAAGTTTCAGCCCAAGAAAACGCTGAAATGTTGAGCAATCATCCCTTTTTCAAAGAGGCGGTCAAAGAGGGAAACTCGAACAAATAATACAACATTTGATATAACAAAATAAATACCACCTTAATTATCAAGGTGGTATTGTTGAGCTGCCGGGAGTACTTTTATTTTACCATATTTAGAATATCGTTGATTAAAATGCGTGACACACCGATCAACGTCTAATTAATTCAACCAAATACATACTCTAATTACAGTTTTTTAATACAACAAATGCAACAAATCACTTTGAATCTTTTCACCCGATTTTTATTTAGTCAATAGCGACAGTTTTTCTTGATTACATTGACGCCATCAGCCGCGCGATCACCAAAGCGAACATCGGGGCAGTGCACTCGCTTGTTTCAAGCTGCGACATCCAGTATGTCATTTCTTCATTCAAAGTAATGCAAATGTTTTTTCTTACATCAGTTCGCCTTCGAAATACTCTCGGATAAAGTGCTTCCGATCCTTGTCGCATAGTTTTTCCACAGCTTTTCGATAGCATGATAGTGCCATTTTTTCGGACGGAATATCAGACGGCGAAGTGTGCCCCATATCTTCGGCGATACTCTTTGCGTGATCGCTGTATATCATTACAGCTGTAACCCATAAGGCATTTTCGTTGTAATACGGTTCTTTTTCGATGTCTCTGCCCAGTTTTTCCACGGTCTGCAGGAATGCGTCCTTGCTCCATTTAGCTCCGATGCTTCCATCTTGGTTTACGAGTTTTGTGGCGATCATCTTTGCCTCGGCATCTGACAAGTAGTTGTTCCAGCAGACAGCCTCCAGTTTCCCGAGCCATATTTCGGCAACAGTCGGCGACGATTCCGCTATCTTACCGAATGCCCACATCTGGGCTCCAATGAACACTTTTTCTGCATGTTCATCGTCCATTCTGGCCACCTTGTCATGCAGCCGTCCATAGCGTTCTTTTAATTCGATTGAAGTCATGTTTCAACAGTTTTTACACGCCGGAACGCGGGGAAGCGGTTTGTAGCTTCCAATCAGAACCGGAGCATTAGTTATTGTTATCGGCGTTTCCGTCGTTTTCGGGGTTCCGTTTTCGATTTGTTTGTTGTTC